GTCGGTATCACCCATTGCTGTGATTTCAAGTACAGACATTGACTGAGAAAAACTCCAGCTCTGTAGTTGTCCTACTGCTGTAGTACTAGTACCTACAAACAACTTCCCATCTTTTCCACTAAAATACTTTGCCACAGCCCTAAATTAAAAACATTGCGTTTATTCTACGGTGAATCAAGACAAGCGACAAAAGAACAGCTCACATTGCTCAAACCTTTAAAGGTACTTGTAACAGTTGGAGGAGCAGAATAACGCCATTTCAAACTTGATCCGCCTTCCTTTACTAAAGATTGAAGACTGCTCGTAGGATCTGATTGTCCTGCGATTGGCGGTTTTAATTCTGTTGTATTAGAAACACCTGAAACACCATTTGCTGCATTGAAGGTCACATAATCCCAAGTGGCATTAACATCCTCATAATTTTCAATAATCAAAGCAGCCTCTTGATCAGAAATATTAGAAAAGCCTAGTTGTAATGTGGCATTGACTCGTTTATTACCAAAACGCAAATGTGTCTTTGTACCATCTAATGATTCAAAATCTGTACTTGGATACGTCCCAGGAGAATAACTTCTAGACGTTGGTTTGATAATTGGAAAAGGTCTTGGAGTTGCCATTATATTTTAAGCGGAAGCGAAACGTCCTCCAACGTACCATCCATCCAGTATAGCTAACCTTGCTTCGTTACCATTTGGATCGTCTTGTCCATTTGCGTTCATGCTAATCAATGGAACGTGTGATCCTGACAGTTCAATTAATCCGTCATCTCCAAACGTAATACTTTCAACCTTGTAACACTGATTGGTTTTTTGACTTTCTTGAATTGTAAATAGCGAACCAGCGTAAGTTGCTAATGCACTTGAGCTATTGAAATTTACATTCGTAGCAAAATCAACTTCTGTTTTACTGGAGTCCCAATAATAAATATTATGTGTACCTGTAATCGTATCTTTACTTACAACTTTTCCTCCTTCAAGAATTGCTCCATTTTTAAACCTGCTTGTGTGCTGTGTTGTTGAAAATACTCTTATATAATCCCCTGGTTGTAATCCTTCTATGTAATGAGGAGCCGTTTTAAACGTAATCAAATGTGTTGTCTTTTCTCTTGCACTTAAAACATATTTACCAAAATCCTTAGCATGTTTTTCGCTAGTACAAAAACCGCTTAAATCAAAAGTTTCAACAGGGTCATTTTTATGCTCCGCTCCATCTAGTTTAACTACAATTGATTTTGTTTCTGTAAAACCATATATTTTTTCATGTCTATATAAGATATTTGCTTGAAATGTTTGTCTGTCTTCTGGAGCAATATAAGATACATTTAAGTCATTGATATTTCCATCAGTAAATAATGCTTTGATTGAAATAGGTTGGCGATGATCAATTGTGTATTTAGTATTAGGCCCAACAACATTAGGTTCATCTTGTGATCGATAAGGAACAGAAGGTTTAAGACTAAATTTACCTCCAATAATTGTAAAATCTAATAAACAATAAGTGGCCTGCTCAAATATAAAATCTCTTAAATTAACCTTATTAGAAATCATTCCATCCCAAAAGAATTTATTTGCTTTACAAAATCTTGCAGCAAGTGTCATATCTTCTTTATTTACGGAATCCTCATTAATAATTGCTCCTGCTCCTAAAGTTTTATCTGTTAATAACGCATAAGCAATATCTGGAAATAAATGTGTCGGACCATCTACATTATCTATTAAACGATGAACTTTAATTCCTTTCGTGATGTAAGCAGAAAACTGACTAAAGTTTGTCCATTCTTTTGAACTATCTATTTGCAAGGCTGCATAAGCTAAATCGTTATAAGTAGAAGTTGTATCTTTTATTATTTCATTACAATAAACGATTTCATGCTCTGGTCCGTCTAAATGACTTGATCTATCTCCATTAAAAATCCAATAATCAGAAGCAGCGTCAAAAGGATTTAACTCTATGTCTTCAACAACTTCACGATCAAAACGTTCAACATTAACTGTAAATTCTTGAGGGAAAAGAATAGTGTCTGAATCGTCATCATCTGGATTGAGAGAAACTCCTGGAATAATGACTGTATCGTTATTACTATAATTAGAACCTGTACCTTCAATATACGACCATTCAGCGTAAGTTTGTCTTGTTGATCTGTTATACCAAAGATTTAATGTAACCTGTGCTCCACTACCATCTGTATCATCATCACTTCCTAAAGTTACTGTTTGTGGATAGCTTGTTTCATTGTTGTCGTCTAAAGTTACTTGATTAGCCTCTACTTGAATTACTTCTTGTTGAGCAACATAATATACATTTGGGTTTCCTTTTGGAAAATTTTTATTTGGGTCACTACTCAGTACAATAGGATGTCCATAACCTGGATCATTAGCATCTTGTCCTGAACCAGGGATTCTGCTATCTCTCACAGGATAATATTTTCCTCCCCTTTGACTTTCTTTATTGGTGTAATGAAATTCAACCCCAGTAACAGTTTTACAAATATCAGAACTACTTCCAGGGTTTTGAATACCACCAAAGATAGGTGAAATATTTGATTCGTTATACGAACCAACAACAACATTACCCCATGCAGGTCCGTCTTTTTGTTCTACATTTTCTGTAACATGATCGGGGTTTATATATAAATTAAATAAAAGCCCATCTCTTAAAATTAAAGTATCATTTGGCCCTTGAAAAGTAACGCTGCTATAAGATCCTGAGTTTCCTTCTCTATAAACACTTGTACCATTAGCTGCATTAAATCTTGTCCATTGTAATTGTGTTTCCCCTGTATATTTAATCAAATAAGCATTATCGTCACTACTGTATTGACCGTTTGAATTTATATTTTTTATAATACCTGTTGTTGACACCCTTGATGTAGAACCAGTGTATGCAGGATCTTTTGGATCAGTTATATCTGAATGACCTAAGTTCCATTCTTCATTACTTAAATCTTCTTTTGTTAAATTTAATTCTTTGATTCCTGCAAATTTAACTACAACATCTTTAATAACTGAATCAAAGCTTGGAATATCTGCTGCCTTAATTGAATTGTTTGAATCTAAAAGATTAACTTTTATACTATCGTTACTTTCAACTGTTTTGATAACATCTGCTCCAGACCAGGGTAAAAACCTATACTCATGCTGAACTTTTGGATGGTCAATTCTTATATAGTTATATTGAAATTCAGGACTGCTTCCTCTGACACAAAATAAACCACTATGACCTGAAATTTTATCAGGATCAGGAACAACATCTTGCCAATCTGGAGTTGTATTTAAACCTGCTTGTCTTATTTGAAGTTTAAAGAAACTATATCTTTTAATATATTTATTAACATTCCCTAAACTTAAACTAGATTTTCCTCCATAGATTTCATCTAAATCTGCTTCTGTTGGTTTACTATTAACATTTGCAAAATTCATTTGTTTGAAAACTTTGGATTTCAAACCTATTTCTGTTATATCACAATCTCTATTGTCAGAAACCGTTCCAATAGCAGCTTTTTGTAACGTATATGTTTTTGCGGGATCGTTTAAATCATCTTCATATTGTTGATAATAGAACTTATCTGGTCTTCTAAAAAGCTCAAAATATTTTCCAGTATTGTCATACCAAGCGGGTTTCTCTACATGGTTTATTAAAGTTTCGTTTGGAACACATTGTATCTTCCCAGGCTCAAGTACTTCAAAGGTGTACGCATTATCAGTTTTACCGTTTTCCCAAGGGATGCTGGAAGCAGAAGTACACCTTACTAAGGCTGTTCCAAGCATATATTGTTCACCAAAAGATATATCAGTATCAGCAGTTTCTCTCATCGTTTGACTTATAGCATCAACATCTCCAACTCCATGCTTCATGTAACCACGGTCATCTCCCCTCTTCTCTGTCCAGTTATCTTGATAAGCTCTATTGTCACCAGGTTCTCCCTCTCCAACTATTTGATAAGAAACTATTGCGTTTTTAGGAATATTTTCATTACCTAATTTAATTTGAGTTGCATTACTAGAACCTATATTTTCAATTTTTATAAATCCTGCTCTTGCAGGCCATTTACCTAGATTTTTTCTTCTTTTAGCAAGTGTTTGTCTTGCAGGTGGAACTGTATCATTATCTAAATCTGGAGATATGCGAAGCAACTCATAAGGCAACCTAAAATAAGTAGCATTAGGAATAGGATTACTTACACCAAAAATTGCTTGAGTTGTAGGATTTCTTGTACCTGAAAACCATTCTTGATTGTCAATTTTAAATTTTTGTTTATTGTTTTCATCACCTTTTTGAATAAAAGGAATATTGTCATCTACCGTATTATTTACTTTTGCTTCATTATAGTTATGCAGTAATAAATCACCGATGGCATAACCTTTAAATTTTGGAACCTCATATAACTCACCTAAAGAAAACATTCCTAGTATTTTTAACTGTTGATAACGACCCAAGCTAATTATTTGTGACCATAAAAGTTGAGAATTAACTCTTACTCCACCAAAACCATCTTCGTCATTAAAATTAGCAAA